AACTTTTTTTGGTGCGGAGAGTGATAAATATAGAAAAGGCAGGTATAGATGGACGTCACTTTTCACAAAATGTATCTTTATGACCACGTGTGGCAGCTTCTGTCTGTGGGTGACACCTTTTGCTCATTCAAGGATAATGGACCAATGAATAATAATGTTTCTTTGCGCGCTCATAAGGGAATAGATAACAAACTAATCTTTAGAGTATTAGGACCTGACAGGGTTCCTCAAGATGTTGCCTGCGATCAACAAGTCTATGCACGAATTATTGATCCCGATAATAGAATGGTTGTATTAGAAAAACTCTGTCGCCTTGGACCAGCTAAAGGCATTATTACATTAGAATTAGATGGCGGAGATATTGCACTCATTCACGCCGGGCTCTATGAGATGGTGTTGATTAGAACTCAGGATTTTGTTTCTAATTCACCCGACTATTATGTAGAAAAGCCACTTTATAGTGACATGAATGATAACGTAGCAATGCAGATTGACATTACAGAACAGGCATTTAAGGCCCCGGCACCAAGTATTACAATTCTTCCAGAAAATTGGACACCCGATATTATCATGCCAACATTTGGACCACCAGCACCGTGTTTTTACACAGCAAGAATTCCGGGCGGAAGAGTATTGAATCACATTGAGTCTGTGCAATCTTTCTCAACATATACATTGAATTTTACCGGGGTATTAGAAATCTGGGGTACGCTTGAGGAAACACCAAACCCATATCTAAACAATAGTCGTTGGTTCAAGATTTACCCATCAACAATGTCACAAGATATCCAGTTTATTGGTTATACTGGCACACAGGCGTGGACATTTGCAGCAAATTTCATGTGGTTAAAGTTTAGATATTTTCCAAGTCAGGAAGTCCTTGATCCGGGTGTATTGGCAAAACTGATTGTTAGGACATAATATGAGATTATTTGAGATTACCGAATCTGCTGAAGACACATCCGAACTGGTTTCAATCGCAACAAAAATAGCCAGGGGTATCTTGGCCCAAGCAGATTCCCTTGAAGACAGAGATCATATAGGCAGAGTTAGTAATTATACAACTACAATGAATAATTTGCCTGCAGAATTCTACAGAACTGAAATAAAGATGTCTTCGAAATTGGGAAGTCTTAACGCACAAGAGACCATTATCTATAGTGGGGGCAAACCACAAATAGAAATTAAATTATCTACAGAACTGCTTGACGGTGAAGAAGATGAGGTGATATCCACTATAACACACGAATTAAGGCACGCTTTAGATGATGCAAAATCAGAATTTAGAATGAAGGATAGGACGAATAAATATACAAGGCCAAAGGCAGGAGATGACGGCGGATATTGGTCCAAGCCTTTTGAGATAAATGCTAGAATTACCCAGGCCGCGCATGAACTTGCACATCAAATTCAAACCAATGGAATAGATGAGGAAGAACCACTGGAGCAACAAATAGATGCTTATCTTTCAATAAATCAGGTAGTGAAATATTTAAAAGGTGGGAAAAATTCCAAAGATTATAAGAGGGCAGTGAACAGAGTTTATACTTATTTGAAGCATAAAAATCTAGTTTAGGGTAAGGACATAATATGAGATTAGTTGAAATTATTGATACCGAGTATATTGATACTCAATTTGTGTCACCTAAGAAGAAAGATACAGAAACTAAGATAGGTTCGGGTAGATATTCAACAGTTTCTAAGGCAGATGATTTTTCAGTAAATAAGAAATATAAAAGGAAGAAGAAAAATATTGATACAGATCCATATTATATCTATGTGAAAACAATATCTGATAATAAATTAGCAGAAAAAAATCCATATTTTCCTAGAATATATTCTGTAAAATCAAATAGAGTCGATGATGAGAATAATAGACCAGACTTTAATATGGAAATACTTACACCCATTTCAGATATATCATCCGATATAATATATAATATCGGTAAACATATTATGGCAAATGCTGTTACGTATGATTTGAATTTTCAATTTTATTTAAGCAACCATAAAAATGTAATAGGTGTAATAACTACGACCATGAACAGAGCATTACATTCTAAAAATTTAGATGAGATAAAAGATTCAATGTTAAAGAACGCATTAAAAGTTATTATGAACATACGGGACAAATATCCTCAATGCAGACCAGATATTCATCCAGATAATATAATGGTTAGATTAACACCACATGGTCCTCAAATTGTATTAACTGATCCATTACATTGAGAGAAATATGAGATTAGTTGAATTTGCTCCGGTAAAAGAACAGCAATTAGATGAGATTGGTGTTAAGAAGGCTATTGCTGGCGGAGCATTGTCTCTTGCTGCGGCGAGTACAATGAATCCAGAATTCAAAATGGATGATAAGACAGGGCCAGCGCCTGTCTCGCAAAATGTACAAAATATACAACAATCTGAAAATCCTAAATTCAGGGAAGTTGCAGATAAAATTTCAAAAAGATACAAAGTCAATCCTAAGTTAGCTCTGGATGTTGTTAAATTAGCTAAGAAATATGAGAAAACCGTATTTCCGAAACAAAACGACATTCTTGCAATTATTGGAATTGAGAGTAGCTTCAATCCTTCTGCTGTATCGGCGTTAAAAAATGATCCGGCCGTCGGGCTTACACAGATTCGGCCAAGTGTTTGGGGACTCGATGCAACACAACTCGGCGGGAATATAGAACAGCAAATTGCAGTATCATCGAATATATTATCACAATACAATAAGAGACTAAAAAATCCAACAGATGCAGTGCATGCCTACAACGTGGGTTTAACTGCATTCCTCAGGGGCGACCATAATCCCAACTATGTTCAGAAATTTGAAAAAGAAAAGAAGCAATATAATTGATTATGGCAAAATCGATTGTGAGGACTTAATATGAGGTTGCGAGAGATATCTATTTAAAAATAATCGATTTATTGGGGTACTTTATATATGAAAAATGTTTTTGTTATTCTCTCAATTTTGTTTATGTCTAGCTCCTATGCAGGAGAGTATTCCTATATTCGTTCAGTTTCGAAACCTGTAATTGTCAATGATCCGAAAAAAGATAATATTTTATCTTCTGGCTCTTCTGTGATAATTGCACCCGGATATATTCTTAGTGCTTTTCATATCATTGCAGGGATAAAGATTCCTTATGAAATATTTATTATTAATGATGGCATTTTAAAACCTGCCAAGGTTGTTAAAAGTGACGAAAGAAATGATCTAGTATTACTTTCTGCTGATATATCATGTCCGTGTGCTGAATTTCTTGAAGGCGATGTTGATATCGATGAAGTGGTATATAGTTCTACTTTTCCATTATTTACCCTCTATGACACTCAATTTGTAACAACTGGAATTATACAAAAATTTGAAAGAAAAGAGTTTGTCACAACTCTTTTATCCACATTTGGATCATCTGGCGGTCCTATATTTGTAAAATCAGATAATAAATATAAACTGTTTGGATTAGTTCAATCAATTGGAAAATATAAGGGACAATTTTATAGTTGGATGTCCTTTGGAATTAGGAAACATGTTATTATTGATTTTTTAGCCGACACGCCTGCATCAGTACAGCCAATTTGATTTTCTTAGTAGAATCTGTTATAGTTGTACAATGATCATAGATGTCCTTAAAGATGCCATTCTCCAAAATATAGGCCCGCTGAAGCAGGCCACGAAGGGCTGGCAAAACTCTTGCTGCAAACTCTGCCATACCCAAGGCCACGGCAAAGATACTCGTAACCGTTTCGGAATCCAGTTCAATCCACAATCTATAGCAATGAATTGTTTCAATTGCGGATTTTCTGCAGGATATACAGAAGGCAAAGAATTATCAAAATCTATGAAATTCTTTCTTCGTCAAATTCATGTAAACGAAGAATTTATAAAACAGATTGAATTTGAAATCTTTAAAGAGAAAAATAAGATACAAGAAGTTAGGGATGGAGATAATAAGGTAGATGCTGAGAGCAAACTAAAGTCATTGTTCCAGAAATGGAAAACGGTTGAGTTACCCAAGGATTCATTGCGAATTACAGAATGGCTTGAAAATGGTTTATCCGATCCGCAATTTTTAAGAGTTGTCAATTATACTGTGGATAGGCATATATACGATTTAGATCAATTTTACTGGTCGCCTGATAGAACACATAACTTGAATCAGAGACTAATCATACCTTATTATTATAAGCACAATATTGTAGGATTTACCGCACGTTTATGCTATGATACGCCTGATAAGAGCATACCTAAATACTATCAACAATCACCAACAGATTTTGTCTATAACCTCGACCCACAACAAGGTTGGTCACGTAAATACGTACTCGTCAATGAAGGTGTATTAGATGCGTGGTGTGTAGACGGTATAAGTACATTGGGCGAGATCGGACAAGCAAAGGTAGATATTATCAATCGCTTACAGAAACAAGTGATCGTGTGTCCTGATAGAGATAAAAAGGGATGGGACTTAGTCGAAGTAGCAATTGAGAATAATTGGTCTGTGGCTTTTCCGAAATGGAATTCATCTATAAAAGATGCAGCGAAGGCATCTGAAATCTATGGAAGGCTATTAACCACTCACTCTATCATTTCTACTGCGGTGTCTGGGAGAGAAAAGATACAATTGACATGGGATATACAACATAATGAACGAAAACGCAAGCAAAATTAAGATCTGGGACAAGTCTATAGAGGATTTATTCATTAGTTATATGATGAGTAAGCCCGATCTGTTTGTTCGCTGTAAGGGTATTCTAAAATCAGATTATTTTGATGATAAACAGAATAGAGATACTGTAGCTTTCATTGAAGGTTATAGTGTAGATTTCTCAGATATTCCATCATTACAACAGATTAAGGCATTGACAAAAAAAGATATTGATATTATGGAAGTCCAGGCAGCAGTCCATGAGAATTGGTTTCTGCGAGAATTTGAAGAATTTTGTAGGCATAAGGCATTGCGTGATGCAATTTTAGCCTCGCCGAATTTATTAGATGAAGGAAGATATGGGGAAGTTGAAGCAACCATCAAAGCGGCGGTACAAATTGCTCTTATCAAGGACCTCGGGACTGATTATTATGCGAATCCGAAGGCCAGACTCGAAGCAATTCGAGAAGGGAAAGGGCAGGTATCAACGGGATGGAAAACCGTCGATGAAAAGCTCTATGGCGGATTTAATAAGGGTGAAATAACAATTTTTGCAGGCCAAACTGGTGCAGGTAAGTCTCTGTTCTTACAGAACCTTGCGGTAAATTGGGCAACTGCCGGATTAAATGTAGTGTATCTTTCACTTGAATTAAGTGAGGCTCTAAGCTCAATGCGAATCGATGCAATGCACTTAGGCATAGAAACACGCGAGGTAATGCGTAGCATTGATGATGTTCATATTAAAATTAGAGCATCACAACAAAAGAATAAAGGTCAGCTTCAGATAAAGCAACTAAAGAATGGATGTACAGCAAACGATATCCGAGCTTATATTAAGGAATATGAAATATTTAGTAAAATTAAGGTTGATTGCATTTTGGTAGATTATCTTGATTTGATGATGCCAATGAGTACAAAAATTTCTGCAGAAAATTTGTTTGTGAAGGACAAATATGTAACAGAAGAATTGCGTAATTTAGCAGTTGAATTAAATATGGTCACTGTTTCGGCATCACAATTGAATCGTGGGTCTTATGAAGAAATTGAATATGATCCAAGCCATATTGCAGGTGGTATTTCTAAGATTAATACAGCAGATAACGTAATTGGCATTTTTACAAGTGCCTCAATGAAGGAAAGTGGTAGATATCAAATTCAGTTTATTAAGACACGGTCCAGTTCGGGTGTTGGATCCAAGGTTGATTTGGCATTTAATAATAAGAGTTTGCGTATTTCTGACTTAGAAGAAGGTGAGGACAATGCCGTGACAGCAACTACAAAAGATATATATGCTCAATTAAAGAAAAAAAGTGTTGTAAAATCTGGTGAAAAGATTGATCCAGAATCTGGAGAAATTACCGCTACAACACAGATTAGTGGCAAATCTGAGGTTTTAGTTGGTGCTGCACTTGTGCGTGAAATGCAGAAAGCCCGCAAATAAACAAAATACCCATCAAAGCTGATTAATAGATAAATATAGAAAACGGAGATTATAACTTGTCCATTAATCGCAGAAGTAGATCCATACTAGAGGAAATTAGCACCTATGTTCCTCAGAAGAGTAAAGAAGATCTCATTGAAGCTAGAGCGCAACATATTATAGTTTCGGCTATTAATCTGTTAGAATCAATCGATGAAGCTTTTACAGCTGAGGACGCCGAAGCTTTGAAGAAACGTTTTGTCTCCAGTATTCGCGGCGCCGATCCTAACCGTTTTACCAGAATGGTAAAGCGAATTAAGACTGGTTGCGAAGGGGATGAAGACGTCGATGGAAACTAATCTAACTTCCTTAACTAGGCAATGGATTGAGTTCTTAAAGATTAACAAGATTGTTGATCGACAATCCAATCCTAAGACCGGGCGCCTAAATTACAAAAGAAATCCTAACGTACAGGAATTAATTAGATTTGTTGTACGTCTTACTGATTTTGATCAAGAAGATGTAAAGGCAGCAATTAAGGCGGTTGTGGGTTCTAAAGGACAAGCCGGAGAAGCTCCTAAATCATTAGCTGCCCCAGAACAACCTACACAGCCCAAAACACCAGCACTAGGTGCACCAACGCCGCCTAATCCTTCAACGCAAGAACCTACACCTAGCACAAAGAAATACTCGAATGATGGCGCCGAAGATATTCCATTTAAAGATCCGGGACAGCCGCCTGCCTTAACTCATAAGAAAAAGCCGAGATTTAAATATAAGGGTCCGGGACAGGATCCAGAACGTATAAGGGAAGCCTTTTATGACAACCAGGGCGTTGAATTAAGCGAAGATGACATCAAGCAAATTTTCAAAATTTTATTAACACCTAAGGCAGAACCAGAGGAACCTGACACTGCCGGTCCTTCACCAGAAGAAGAGACAGAGCAGAAACAAGAATATATGCGAAAATTGAAGCAGATGATTAGAGAAGTAATGACGCCTGCTCAGAGAAAAGCATTATGGAGAGCATTAGCAGAGCCTAATCTTTCTGAGGCAATCATTAATAGATCCGACGCCGAGGAAGTATTCAAGGATGCTGCATATCTACGTAGCAAACCAACAGGTTTGCTTGGAAAGATGTTTAAGGGGCATCAAAAAGAGAAAATTGATGTTGAAGATTTGAGGCAAGCGTGGGCTAACGGACTTGAGGGCGATGGCTCCGATGGATATTCGAATGACACAAACGATATTAAGCGTATAATGTTAAAGTTCGGATATGACGAAAAAGAGATTAATAAGGTATTTGCACAAGTTTTTAAGACTGATGATAGCGAATATGATGATACACAGGATGCACCTGTTGCAAGTGAGAATGTACAAAAAGTTGCCGATATAGCCAAAAAACACGGACTAACCAAATCACTAAGATCTTTCTTGGAACAAGAATTTGCTAAAGAATTGGGATTAGAGCAAGAAAAAAAGAAGGGTTGGTTTGGTAAAAAGGCAACCAATGAAGATATCAGACAAATATTTACAACTATGATACAAGAAGAACGTACTGCTAGAATACAACTTATTAGGCAAGAGGAACAAACACAACTTGGCCGTCAAAGAAAATGAGACTAATAGAAGTATCTCGAGGAATATCACATATTGAGGATATATCTGCCGGGGAGATTATAGAAATTCTTACCAATCTTTCTGATTTTCAGATAACTGAAAAAGTAGATGGTGCTCAAATATTGTTTGGTATTGATGAAAATGGATTCTACACAAGTCGTGAGACTAAGGGTGGAATAAGAATCTATAATGAAGCGGATTATGGCATAACATTCTCTTCAACATACATGCGTTCTACACACAAATTATTGGAACAGATGTTGCCTGTCTTAAGAGGTGCCGGTCTTCGAACTGGTGATCAAGTTGAGGCGGAAGTTTTATACGGAGAACTGCCAAATGTTGTACCGTATTCTGCGGATACAAACTATCTAATCTTCCTACGCACTACCGAGGGAACCGTGAATATTGATCGTTTGAAGCAAAAGCTTGATGGTCGGGCAGTTTCCGTTTCCCTTGTGTCGCCTTTTACTGACGATGGAAAAAATATTACACTCCGTGAAGAAGAAAATACGTGGAAATTTGCTCGTGTACCCATTATTGAGAAGACATACAACATTCAACTTCTTAATCGTTGTATTACCAAGATGAATGTATATCTATCATCTATTGATTCCTTTACTCTGCAACCACTAGGCATTATTCTTGAAACTCCACTCAACAAAGTGCCTGATTGGGTTGCACCCGGTACCTGGAAATATGTAAAGGAATATATTAAGGAGCGTAGGGAAAGTATTCGTGTTTCATTGTATGAAGATTATATTCTTCCACTAAAGGAAACATTACTCAATAGTTTTGTAAGAAATACATCAAGCGCATTCGGACCATTAGTCGAAGATGGCGGCTGGATAGAAGGTGTAGTTTTGCGCAATCAAATCACGGGTAGGATGGTGAAACTTGTTGATAAAGACATTTTTGGTACAGTTCGTGAATCAGCTTGGGCATATAGAAATAAGATATCCGAAAGTGCTAAAGGTATTGACGGCGATCATAGTTTCTTAGCAAGCACATATATTTCAATGGCAACAGCATTAGGACATCCTACACTAGGAACAATACAAGCCAAGGGCTATCTCCGAAAAGCTGGCACTATCAATGAAGAACGTATAGCTAATATTTCGGCCAATGTTGATTTTACAAATGTCCGCAACTATTGGTTGCATTTACTTGAACAAAGAGAAGAACTTCTCATTCAGGAATTAAATAAGTATGAGAAAGAAACAACCGCGGCCGCCATCGGAGATAGACACAGAGTATTCGAGGAAGCGATTAAGCAGAGGACACTCCAGACGTTTGCACAAACTTTTGAGAGAATCCATGATCTTCAAGAAGCTTCGTTACAATCACGATCCAAAGAAGATTTACTCAGAGTCTTGGTAGGAAAACAATTAGGCGAACTTGACACAAGACTTGATGAGATAGTAACATTAAATAATCGATAATGAAGCTAAATTACATCAGCACGCCCACTGACTTGGGCGGTACAGCCGTTCCTGGCTGTGGAACAATTCATCATACTGA